GTTTAACTAAATGCTTAATCGCTGCAAATGCCAACCATGAAAAATTTGAGCGTCAATACTATTTGGAGTTGAACAAAGTTGAGGACTTGCAAGCAGAGAACGCCAAGCTGAAAGCAACAATCTCAGACCTTACAAAAGCTTATGAGCGAGAATCAAACGATTGCTTAGAGGCGCTTGAGGAACGTGACTATTGGTACAACAAGGCAGATGCTTTAGCAGACAAAATAAGCGAGGTATTTGATGTGCCAATTGGCGAACATTCTAATGTGAACTGCCCGATTGTAGAAGCCATGAAAATTCTTTGCGGTGAATACATCACTAAGTTTGATAAAGAGAACGCAGAACAGGCAAAGCGTATAGCAGAGTCAATCGCATGGATTGAAATTCTCAGAGATAGCTTTCCTATTGAACTATTTCCTACAATGAAAGCAGAACTTGAAGCATTTATGTCAGCACAGAAAGGAACAAAATGACAGACATAGTTTACAGAGCAATGATGTTTGCAAGAGAGAAACATAAACATCAAGTACGAAAATACACAGGCAATCCATACACAGATCATCTTGCAGAAGTGGCTGGAATTGCCTCCACTGTATTACATAAACCAGAACACATTGCCGTATGTTGGCTCCATGATGTTGTAGAAGATCAAGGTGTTACACCAGCAGAGATTCTTTCTCTCTTCGGGCAAGAGGTAATGATGGGAGTGTCTGCACTCTCAGACATGGAAACTGGTAATAGAAAAGAACGTAAAGAGAAGTCATGCATTCGTCTAGGAATGGCTGAAGGCTGGATTCAAACAATCAAGTGTGCTGATTTGATTAGTAACACATCAAGTATTGTCAAGCATGACCCTGATTTTGCTATTGTATATTTGAAGGAGAAAGCTAATTTACTTGCTGCTATGACCAAAGCTGACACTCGTTTGTGGCAATTAGCTACTTCACAAGTAGGAGGATAAATGAAAACATTTTTAATGCACCTCTTGTATTTCTTTGGAATTATGGTAGTATTCGTTCTTTGGCTGTTCTACCTCTTTTGGCGACAGCATAGTAAAAAGAACCGATATTGGAGAAAATGATGAAATTTGTGTTAGCCATTCTATTGTGTGTAGCTTTCAAAGTGCAAGCTACTCCTATGAAATACATCAAAAATCCTACAGATGAGCAATGTAGACAATACATGGTGTACAAAGAGGCTCGTGGGGATAGTTTAAAGGCTCTTAGAGCTGTTTTAGATGTACTGGACAATAGGATGGCTACATACGGAACAAAAGCCTGTAAAGAGCTTAAAAAGGCTGGACAATACCCTTACTTCAAATATGGTGTAAAGCTTATTAAGGATAAAGAGTTCTTGACAAAATATGATGAAGCGACTAGAATGGCTCCTATCTTAACAGATAGGCGCTATATTTTCTTTAATAGCTCTAAGCATTCATTTGCTACAGGTCATAAGAAATTAGGGCATTTATATTTCAGTAGATTAAAGGAGAAGAGATGATTTATGACTTACTAAAAGCATTAAGAGATGACTTACGATTTCAACTAGACACTCCTGACGAGATTGATTGGGACTATTTTGTGGAAATGGCTCATGAAGCGCGTGATGAGGCTAATCGTCTTGGTTTGAATATGGCAGATAAATAATGACAAAAGAAGAATTACTAAAAAAGATTAAAACACGATATGGTATTAAAAGGATGCTTAACATTCCTGCAACTAATCTCTACCTAGACAACATTCATTACTTTGTACTACGAAACTCTGTGGAAGCTGTTGTTCTACCTGACACTGGAGAGCTGGAATACTTAGGTTTAAAAGTGTATGAAGTATGTGTTGAAAAAGATCATATAGTTGTGGCTTAGGGTATTGTATGATTATCTCAATAGACTACGACGACACATTTACAAGAGATAAAATCCTCTGGACAGAGTTCATAAAATCATCTATCATGCGAGGGCATACAGTGGTTTGTGTCACTGCAAGATGTGAAACATACGATAGCAGGGAAGTGATTGAAGATTTAGGGCATCTTGTGGAAATTTATTTTACATGCGGAAAGCCTAAGCAGAAGTTCATGTTTAACAAAGGAATTTGTGTGCATGTCTGGATAGATGATTGCCCCGAAGCAATTGTACCTAGACAGGTATTAAATACTTGGGGTGAAAGAATTAATTATGATTAAAGGAGAATGACATGGCAATTGTAACAACATATATTTGTGATATTAGTGGTAAGCAAGGAAATAAGAAGGATTTTGTACGAGTAGAAGTTCAATCCACATGTGAAGATACAACAGGTTATCAATTTGGCACTCATACTAATAGAATTAGTAAAGTGGTTCATTATGAAGTAGCTTTGAAACTTGGCTTAATTAATCCTCGTCGAAATGATGTTGCTCCAGAAGCAACTCCTACATTTGAGAGTCAATTGAGCAGCTTGTTAAAAGACTACATTGCAGATTTGGTTTATGACGAAGTAGCTGACCAGACGAGTAATCGTAATTAAAGGGGAATATAATGGTACGGGTAATTAATTCAACACCAGATGCTTCTGTAGTGAAGCAGAAAGTGTGTCGTAATTGTGGAGTAACTTTAGAGTACACTCCAAATGATGTTCAAACCAAAAGATCAGTTGACTACACTGGGCATGTTGAATTTGATCGTTTTGTTAAATGCCCATCTTGTCATAAGGAGGTGTATGTATGAGCATAGAATATCAACCATTTTTAGGAGTGGGACTGACGTACAATGATTATATTGACGTAGTAAACTTTCTTAGCTATTATGGTATTTTGGAAGGTATTGACCCATACTTCGAGGACTTAGAAGACGTAGCAAACCATTGTGGAGTACATATTGAGTATTTTGGAATGTATGATATTTATTTTGTTGGGTGGGAAGTAGATTCTGATAGTATATGGGGATTATCTCAGTTGTTGGATGGTACAAATGTAAGATGGCAGTCAAAGTTTATATCACATGAGCCAGAGCTTGTGCATTTAGTTACATCGTTTTGAGGAGAAAGAATGAAAACAATTGACAAAGTAAAAGCCTATTGTGTCATCAATGAAGTGACAATGCAGCAAGTGTCTCAGTTTTATAGACGTAAGGGAGATGCTGAGGCTTGGATTGCTAAGAACGTGCCTAAGTCTTGGCTTACAGAAGAGTACAAAGCTAAGTACAAATATGCGGTGGCAGAGTTTGTGTTTGATAAATATTATGTTGTGGAATAGGAGAGAAGATGAATCGAGAGATTAAATATGAAAAAATTGATGTAGAGTATATTGACCACATGGGAAGTGATATTCGAGTTAGTAATGTAGCTAAAGTTAGTTTCAACAAATGGGATGACGAGAGTCTCCCTATTAATAAAAAGCAAGCTGGATTACTAGAATACTTGGCTACAGGACTTCGTTCAGATGAGAGAGATGATTGGGAGAAACGTGCTAAGGCAAGTACTCATTTTACTCCTTTTGGGCATTGCTTTTTGAGTATTCGCGTGGCTGTACCAATCTTCTTAGCACGTCAGTTAGTAAAGCATCAAATCGGGTTATGTTGGAATGAAGAATCCAGACGTTATATTGATGATGATATTGCTTTATATATTCCTGAGATTGTACACAGTCGTCCAGAAGGAAGTATTAAGCAAGGGAGTGGTGGTGTGCATACATCCAATCATATCAAATGTAATGATGATTACCATTGTACAGCATTAGAAGCTATTCAACTGAGCAGTGAACAAGCTGTGATGAATTACTATGAATTAATAGAGAAGAATGTAGCTCCAGAAGAAGCTCGAATGGTACTTCCATTGAACTCTATGACACATTATGTGTGGAGTGGAAGCTTGATGGCATTTCTACGAGTTGTTAAACAACGTGTTGACCCTCATGCTCAATTAGCTGCGCAAGAGTTTGCCAATAAATTACTTCCAATTTTGAAAGATAAATTCCCTGAAAGTGTTAGAGCTTTTGGATTTTGAAGGAGAAAACAAATGAGTAAAATTATTATCAATGACGTAGATTTGACAGAACTGAAAGTAAAGTTTGATGCTTTCGAGACTGAGAAGGAAGCTGTGCAGAAGAAAATTAAACAAGGTGCATCTGAGTTTATTGCTGTCAATATGAAGGTAGCTAAAAAACTTCTTCAAAAATTACTTGACGACTTCGATGATTTGGCATATGATGCGAAGCGTGAGACGAGTAGTGAGGTAGAAGAAATCTTACGCAACATTAAATTTGTCAGTGAAGTTTCTGATGTACAATTTAGTCTTCCGTATTATGATAGTCAGAATGGATATCACCCTGAAGGGGAAACTTACTCAGAGAAGATTGAAGAAATTGAAGGTGATGGAGGTTTGTTAAATGATTTATTCTGTCTACTGGAAGAAATGGAATACGAAGTAGCTGAATGGAATAGTTCGTACTGCTAATTTAAAGGAGAAGAATATGTTTGATAC